CAACAAAGCCAAAATCTGCCATATTAGTAAGATGGATACCATTTAGAAGCAGTTGCATCAAAAGTCATAATTAATGCTTTTCCTACTACTGCTGTTGATGCTAAAGCAATATTTCCTGCTGTTGTTGTAGTAAAAATACCAGTAGGAATTAAAGTAATTTGACCGCCAGCAGCAGAAATTGGAGTAGGCGCAGTAATTGTGTTTATTGCCGTTGTTCCTGAAATAAAAACAATAGAAGTAGTGGGAGCAATAGTTGTAGCACTTGCAATAGTTGGTGCTGCTGCTGAAGTTGCTATTAATCCTGAATACTTTAAGCCAGCAAAAGTAGGCAAAGTTGCAAAAACCAAAGAGCCTGATCCAGTTTCATCAGTAACCGCAGCAGCTAAATTAGCACTTGTTGGAGTTGCCAAAAATGTTGCAATACCAGAACCAAAACCTGATATTCCTGAAGCGACAGGCAAGCCTGTGCAGTTTGTCAAAGTTCCGCTTTGAGGAGCTCCCAATTTAGGGGTTACTAAAGTTGAATTAGTAAATAAAGCTGCATTAGTTAATTGTGAAGTAACTCCGCTTTGAACAATAGGAATTAAATCAGCAGTTGTAGCCGTTGGAGCAACTGGAAGTTGGGATATAGCAATATTTGTCATAATTTATCTTTATCTAAAAAAGCCACCACTTAAAATCCATCCAGCATCTTTAGCTCTGCCAACAAGCATAGAATCTGGATAACTAGCAGCAGCAATCGGCCTCATATTGTTGCGTTTGATAGTGGATTTGGATTGAGCTGCATAAGCATTAATCATCGCTATTTGCGTTGCAGAGGCTTTGCCATACATTGGCATCAATCGTTCTGCCAAATTCCATCTAAGAGCCATTGAATATCCCTGTGGAAGCACAATATCGTCATACAAGGTTTCATAGTTGCTAAAAATGGTAGATGAGAACATATGCATCTCACCTTGGGCTGGATTAGGCCATACGAATAGGTTTCCAGATTCAGCATTTGGATTGTAATAAAGGGCTTTAGGCCAAGGGCCATTCAAAGTCTTTAAACCAATTTGATTGTAGTTATCCAAAGACAAGACGGCAACTTGATAGTCTAAGCCACCATTTTGAATAGGCGCACCATTGGAATTGGTATTAATACGAACATAAGCCTGATCAATAAACAATGGCTTTTGATAGTAAGCAGTAATAAGCTGAGAAGTAACTGGAGTTGGATAAACAACATTTAGCTTATAAGTACCAACTTCATTGACCTGACCACCAGCACCAGTAATAAATTCAACAATCTTAGTTCCAGCAATAATTCCTGTACCTTTTAAAGTTTGGCCTTGAGCAACTGCGCCTGTAGAAAGACCAGTTACAGTCAAAATATCGCCAGTAATAGAGCCTGTAAAACTAGCTCCAATATAGTTTGCAGTAGATGGAGTAGGGCCAATAGTGTATTGAACCTGACCGCTAATCAATGGAAATATGATTTCTGTAGTGTTAAACACCATCATATCTTCGTTTGACCATTGATCAATCAGGTCATTAAGCATATCAAAAGCATCTTGAGCTGCATCAGCCGTTGGAACTTCTCCAGCTTCTAATGCGCCAATATCTTTTAATGCTCTGCTAATAATATCTAATGGCTTTGTCATTGTGTAAACTCCACAATATCTCCAACATTTAAACCGCTTACAAATGTAACTGTGGTGGAATTTGTTTCGTTATAGTTTAATGTAATAACTTGTTTACTGCCGTTTACATATACTTTTAAGTTGTTTGTTCCGACCACATAAGCAAATGGTACTGTTATAACTGTTTGTCCTTGAGTAGCAGTAACATATCCTTCGCCACCTGATCCAGTACCATTAATATTGTCATAAGTAGCAATTAAGACATTGTTAGCATCATTAACTACAAATTTATAAGAATAGCCAATAGTTAACCAAATTTCGCCTGTAGGAACTCTTCCAGAGGCATTTAAAACAATAGGATTTGGCTGGGGAATATTTCCTAATGCGCTTGTATATGTTGCCAGTTGAGTTGATGTTCCTGCTGCGTATGTATAAATAAGACCACCAGCAAGGGGTACACCATTATTGTCAAATAACTGTGCGCCAGCTCCATAAACAGGGGAAAGATTGACTGCCATATTAAAGCTCCTAATTAGGTATAAAAACTTGAGGAAGCCAAGGCGCAATAACAGTCTTTTCAGAATTGACCACATTCAACTGTTCCTCTAGTCTAGATTTTATAAGGTTTACTCCGTCTTTCATAGTTTCTTGTTCAATCCAAGAAACTACCATTTCTTCTGTAACTTGATCAAAAGGCACTTTAGCTTCTGTGCCGTTGAACCACCAATTACCTTCAGTTTCTACAATCTGATCTTGATCAGAAAGTTCCACTTTATATTTGGCATGAGTAATCAGGCCATCTTTGGCAGAAATATCAAGAATTGACCATGTATAGTTCATTTTATTTGCAACACTTCATATAAAGGTTGACGTTGTTCTTTAACTTCTTCTACAGTTGGGATTACAGGCAATTCATTGTCTGATAAAGTTTTTGTGCTTGGTTCTGCCATGATTTTTCCTTATTGTCCGTTATCGTGGACTGTAATAAACATTGTGTAAGTTCCTGCAGCAACAGCAGCCGTTGCTAAAAAACAAACAACACCTTGATATGGATAAGGTTGTTGGCTATTAGGACCACCACCATTTGAACCAGTACTATCTTCACAAGCATATTGCACAACCATTGGAGCAGCCCAAAAAGGTTCTACAGTTATTTTTGGATAATAATTTGTCATCAATGGATGGTAAAAAAATCCTAATTGAGTTGAGCCAGCAGCTAAACCTCCAGAAGGAATAGTGATAGATGCAGTAAATCTGTTACCCAAAACTGGATTTCCACCATTAAATGTAGAAATTGTATTTACAGCACTTGTTAATGGTACTGGTGTTTGTGTAGCTTCAATATAACCACCGCCACCACTTGCTATATTAAAAATACGATTGCCTACACCAAATAATTGATTTTTTGCATAAGCAGGAGTTGAAACAAATGCTAATTTATAAGTTCCCCCATTGCCTGTTCCAGTAATGTATGCATCCATACCATCAAAATAACCAAAACAATTTACATAAAAACGAGTTGGTGGAAGTTGATTTTGACCATGAATACCAACAGACCCTGTTATGTTTACCAAATCAATAGCAAATACATTAATTTGAGTATCATCCCAAGGAATGTTTAATCCAAGACTTCCACCATTTGTATCAAAAAATGTCACTCCATATAAACAATTAACAATAAAATTTCCATTAATTATGTTGCCTTGCATTAAAGTGCCAGATAAAGTTGTTGCCAAATAATCAAAAAGAACGCCACTATAAGTTACAGAAGAAATAGAAGTAAAATTGATTGTATTGTCAGCACAAGATTTATTAGTGTTATCAACTCTTAAAACAATACCTTCATCACCACCGCCTACTGAAGCAATGTAAATATTTGCCAAATTTGCGCCATACAAAACAAGACTTGCTTTGCCACCAGTAATTGAAGGAATATATTGATAGCCTTTATTCCAATTTCCACTAGTTAAAGTAAGCGCATCAAAAGTGTTGCCACTAGCTTGAATTACAGCATTTGCAGCGCAATTAAAACCACAATTAGGACCAGCAGTTAATCCAGCAGTTATTTTGTAATTTCCATCTGGAAAATAAATTGTTTTTGTACTTGCTGTTCCATAATCTAAGGCAGCCTGAATTGAAACAGTATCATCAGTTGTTCCATCTCCTGTTGCTCCAAAATCAAAAACTGAAATAAAATCAGATAATTTTTGATTAATTGGTCTATTTATTGCATTTGATGGAGCTGCTGTTCCATTTTTTAAATCAAATTTTGGAATTAATGTTGTCATTTTATGCTCCTGTGGCAGCTAAATTTGTTTCTGTATATGGTAAAGAAATAGCAATCAAGTCATCTATTGTTGATGCTTTTTCAATGTTTGCTCTATCGTTTTCTAGTTTTGCTTGCCAAGTTGCATCATCCAAAACATTTTTTACACCAGCTAAAGAATTTAATTGTCTTTTTTGAGCTTCTTTTAGAGCAGATTGATTATAAATATATAAATAGTATTCTTTAGCCTTAACAATATCAATAGTTATCTCAGATCCATTCCAAATCCATGCATCATGAAAATTGTGATAGTTTTCAGGAATTGATAAATAATCAACAATGGAAACATCAGTAGCAATAGATGGAATATCTTTTTCCTTGACTACTTCAATGTCAACTTCACCAGTAGGGGTACATAAAAATACTGATGTAACTCCATTGTTTGTTAAGTTATATAAAATGACTTGT